AGATAAATATTTTTGAAACTGCTCTGTTGTTTAAAACAACAATTTGTTCTGTGGCTGATAAATTACTTGGTGCTGATGCTTCATCTATTAAAGTTGTTATTGTTCTTGGATTAAATGGAACTGTTGTGTCCTCTACCTGTGAATATTTGTTTGTGTCATGTATTACGGCAGTAATTGTATATTCAGAATCATTTTTTTCTTCTATCGAAACAACTTTAAAAATTTGAAACTCAGTTGTCGTATTTTCTATTGCCCAGACACTATTTGCTTGTGGAGTTGATGAAAATGCCGAAGAAACTGTAATTGTTGTTCCTGATATTGAACTTATCGACCTACTTTCAGTAGAGCCATCCGATAATACAACAGAAAGTGTTGCTGAATCTGAACTTGTCAAATCAGTATTATTTGCATCATCTACAACAATTTGAGTAGTAGAAACACCTGTTTTTATACGACCTCCTCTTCTAACCCCTGCTCTCATTGAATCAGCAATTCCAATAATTGTTGCTGGTCTTACAATCACCCCAGCTTCCAATGTTGTTGTAAAAGTAACCAGTTCATTTTCTAATAAATTTGAGTATAGAAACCATCTACCAAGACGATTTGCCTGACCAATAGATGTGCAAGCAAAAGATTTTATAGTTTTTCTTGTCCTTCCAAATTTTGTAGTTAGACCACTTAAAGCGGTAATTTCATCAGCAGTTATTAGTTCAAACTCCATTGATTGAGTTTGATTATCAAAATATTGAACCTCTACCTCTGTATATTTTAATCTTGCTCCTTGATTTTGATATGTAAATCCTTCTTCAGTTACATTTGAGTTATTAAAAATATATTGAGGATCAGATGTATTTGTAGAAACGTTAGTGGGTCTGTCCTGCGATATCTGCAAAGTACCATTGCTATAAAAAGGTATAGCGTTCATAACAGAGCAAAGATCATTTATTAAGGAATATGCATCATTTCTTTGATTTAAAATTACATTACAACTAAATCTTGGCTCTGTTGTATTTGTTATCGGGTCAGTTATCAAAGCGCTTGCATAGGCACTAGCTGAATAAAAACTGAAAACATCTAGATTTTCTTCCTGTACTATCCCATCATCACCACCAAAACCTTTATCAGTTGTCAAGATGTCATAAAGAACCCATGCTGGATCAGAGCACCATTCTTTGTTTGTTTTAAATGTTCCATTGAATGTATAACCACTCGGATATATAACCCTGCCATTTGTGCTATCTACAGTCGTATCATGCGGCACCTTGATTTTGGTACCCTTGATGCGGTACATCCGTCTGGGGTAACTTTTAAATTCTTGTGCATTAAATCTTAGGGCAACGTAAGCAAAGCCTTGATATGCACTTGTGTCCGACTGCATTTCTGTATAAGAAAGCCAATTTGTAGAATTTTGTAATCTTGTATCTGTGCCATCATCTGTATTTCTAAATACACTCAATGTCAAAGGAAAATTTAATGAAGTTTCAAAATCTATCTCTAAATCTTTTACATAAGGACTGGTAGCTTTTCCATTTGTTACATCTAATTGAACAGGATTATGAACAGTACCGTTATTCTCTGTGATTCTTACTGAAACCTTTACTTCAGCACCAACAACATCACCATCATCTTTAAACTCTTGCAGTGCTGGAAATTGAATTGTCACTCTAACTTTATCTACTAATTGGTTTCCATCTGAATCTGTGACTCCTGTTATTGTTCGAGATAATCCTTGTGAAGTTTTAACAGTGCAATCCCCTTGAAAAGATTCATCTTCGAAGGTTGTATTTACTACAAATGAACTTGATGAAGGGATAGAAACAATTACTTGTGTCTGTGGTTTAGCAGTTTGATTTGTACCTGAAGCCGTTGTATTTGTCCATTGAATTACCTCTCCAAGAGAATAACCATGTGCACCACCTATTAATCCTACAAGCATTTGATTTGCACTTAAATTAACAGTTACACCATCAATACTTGTTGTTTGTCCACCACCGCCAGCTAATGTATATGTACCTGTTCTTTCTGTAGCAAAAGGTGAATTTGTAAGAGCAACTCCAACAGGAATTGTATTTTCGATTGCGTTGATTTCCTGTGATGCAGTTTGATCACTTGTGCCATTTTTAACAAATACTTCTACATCCGTAAAATTTTCATTTCCAGATGAATTTTGTAATGGTGTATTATCTAAAAAAACATTTTTTCTAAAAGTACTTGTACCAGCCCCACCCTCATCAAATATTCCGTCTATCTCTCCATAGCCAAGTAAATCAAGAACTGTTGCGAATTGCTTTGATCTAAGGCCACCATCTATTAAATCAGGATCAACAACTCTTCCGTCAGGTGTTCTTCCAAATAATTGATCACCGCCCTCAACTTGTTTTACCATTTTTATAAAGTTTTTCTAATTTGTGCTGTGTCAGTACCAGCACTGATTAAAATTGAGCCGCTAAATACAAGCCCGTAAATAATTGGCACTGGAACACCACTAGAACTAACATTTTGTATTCCACTAAATGAATATGAACCCCTCATTCTTGGGTCAATATCACTTACAGATGATGCATTTTGAGGTGTATTTTGGGGAGAAATTAGTTCTGTTATACCCCCAATAATCATGGAAGTTCCTATTGTTGTCAAACCAGTTGTAATAAGCCCTGCAACAGTGCTGCCTAGAAAACCAGAAAGTGCAGTTGATACAGCAGTACTGGCACCACCAGCAGTAAAAAGTAAGCCAGCTAAAAAACCAAAAATACCACCATGAGCAATCGGAATAATTTGTATTTCGCCCTGTCCTGACATTGAAAGATAATCTTCTGTAATTTCTCTTCCACCCATTTTAATTCTATAAACTTGATCATTCATATGTTTTTGTAAACCTTCAAAATTTGCTATTAAAAAACTCAATGCTTGCTGTGGAGATTTTACAGCCGCTTTAAAATATGATTTGCCTAAAAACTGTCTTAATTTTCCATAGACTTTTATTGTTTTTAAGTTTGTATCTTTTGATTGTTCAACTTTATTATCATTGTAAATTATAGAACCTTTCCAATCTGAAGGCTCAAAAGTTTGCCAATCGTCATCTAAAAGACTGTAAATAAAATAAGGAAATCCAAGTTGCTCACAAGCTTTTACATCAAGTTCTGAAGGTGTTGATCTACCTTTTGGATGACTATGTACTACACCAATAACTTGCCCTGTATCTTCACATTCTGCCCAGTCATCAGGATCAATAACAAAAAATTCTAATTTACTTTCTGCAAGGTTTTTACAAGGCCAAAAAGTTTCCTTGCCATCTATGATTGCCAACAAACCGCAAGCTTCCTCTGGTGCTTGTTTTTTTGCATATTTTTCAAATGATTTTTTCCAAGACATTTTAAGCATTTACAAAAGTACCTACACCAGGGAAATCGGCTCTTGTAACAAGTTTCTTTGGTGCAGCCACACCAAACAAATCAAAAGAGCCTACCATTTCAAACGATACAACATTTCTATTTTCAGTTGTTTTTCTTTCAATAAAATAAACTTCTCTTGGTAATTCAGATGAGGCATCTGGTGTTCCAAATGGATTAACACTACTTGGAAAATTTGTCGCATCAAGAAATCTACTAAGAGTTCGTCTGCGTGTAACTTTTGCTCCTGAAAGGTCAGAAAAAGCTGTTGTTTGATTTGTCAGTTGAAGTATGGCAGTGATAGTTCCTAATAAATTTGAAAAAGTAAGAGTCGGTCTTGGTAATTTACCTTTACCTGTATATTTAAAACCACTTGCTTGAACAGGGATTCTTGTATATGTGTTTGATTGCCAAACAATATCAAGACTATCTTTCATATTGTTCCCAGCGTGAAATAAATAAACGGTTGGAACTGTTAAAGTGCTATTCACATTGAAAGATACATTTCCACTTGTGGATTGTGAAGTTGTGCCAGTAACAGTAAAAGTATTTGTAGCAACTGTTTGAATGGTATAAACACCATCAATCCCGTTACCAGATGTGAAATCAAGACTTAATATTAAACCAGCAGAAAAACCATGTCCATTAAGGGTAATTGTAATCGTACTGCCAGACTGCGAATATGTAGCTGTTTTAGCAGATTTTGTGTAGTGAACATCAGCTTTTAGTTCAACAGAATATAATTCAATAATTGATTTATTGGTAAGTTCTTGTAGTTCAGCAGTTGGTGTTGACATTTATGGTTCAAAAACCTCCCTAAAAGTTGTGCTTATAATGGCTCTGTTGTTGTAAGGTATTGTTTTTGTCCATGTATCACAAACATACTGTCCAGCCCCAGAAAGAGTAATTGATACATTACCACTATTAGTAGCAGAGGCAGCAGCCGTCACAGTAAAAGTGTTTGCATCAGCAGATGAAGCAACAACAAAAGTACCATCAGTTGCAGAGCCAGTTGTATAATCAATTGTCAGAACATCACCTATAGCAACTCCATGTGAGGTGATACTGATAGTCACAGTTGTTCCGCTTTGCGAATATGTACCTGTTTTTGTGAAGCCTTCAGCTGGTGGGGTAAATGTAAAACTTGCTTGATCGTTTACTCTACTTCTTAAAAATGCTTCTATGACATCTGCATCAGTCTCAGACACGTTAAAAGTAAGATCATATACTTTTGGATCTTGAGATAGTGGAAGGCCATATAAAGCTCTAAATTCATAGCCATCACCTAGCGAAGAAACCCTTACTTTGGGCTTGCTTGTTTTTCTCATACCGTAAGTCGGATCTATACTTGGAAAAGTAGCCATTATCTATTTAATAAACCCCCAGCCCTTTGTTCATCAATTATAGTTGCTTGAACAACACTGGCAATAAGACCTCCAAGCTGATCTGCCTCAGATCCACTTCCTTGAACTGAAGTACCAGAGGCATCAACATTTACAGTAATCATATTATTAGTTGTACCGCCACCACCGATTGCATTGTTTGGAATAATAGTTCCAGCACTTCTAGGAACAAATAATTCTGGCCCTCTCTCACCAACTATAGAAGCTTTGCCTACAGGTGGCCTACCACCATTTGCAAAAAGACCACCTATAAGACCACCCAAAAATCCACCAATACCTCTCCCTCCTGTGCGTCTTGCACCAGCACTAAAGTTTTCACTAATTCCACCAACAAGCCTATCAAGTTGTGCATCAATAATCTTATCTCTTATCCTGTTCAATACATTTGTCATTGCCTGACCAAAAGATTGTGCGCCTGTAATTGCATCTCTTAAATTATCTTTTATGTTTGATTCTATAGAGACACCAATTTGGTCAAATTTATTTTTTAACTCTTCCGCGGCTCTACTATTTTCATCCATAACTCCAAGTTTTTCCTTCAATGCTTCTATATTTTTTAACTGACTAATAAGTTGTTTCGCATCTTCACCAACAAACTCTTTTTTTATTTCATTTATTTTTTGTTCTAAAGTTATCTGTTCCTCTTTTTTGCCTGAAAGTTTAGCTTCCAAAGTTGTAATTTCTTTCAGTGATTTAATTTGTAAATCATTAAATTTTTCATTTTTTTTAAGTAAATCTTCTCTTTCTTCTTCGCCTCTTAAAATATTTAAATTAATATTTTTTATTTCATCAAAAATGCTTAACTGTTCTTTGAGATTTTTATTTGTTTCAATTATTTTCTCTGTTTTTTTTGTTTGCTTTTTATTGCCTTCTTCAATAATTTCTACTTCTTCAAAGGCTTTATTTCTTAATTTTTCTCTTTCAATATTTGCTTTTCTTAAAAGTTTAAACTGTTCTTTAAAAAACTTATTTTCTTCTTTACTTGCAAATACACTCTCGCCTTTAAAATTTGTTCCAAATTTTGTGGCTGTTAATCTTGCTGCATCTTTTTGTGCATCCATTTCTGCTTTTGCAACATTACCTAAACCAACATCTCCAATATCTCCAAACCTTTTAAACATATTTTCAATCGCTATCACTCCTTTTGTTGCTAAATCTAAAGCACCTTTAATTGCTGGTGATAACTGATCTCCAATTGTTCTTGCTAAATTTTGTGTTGAGTCAATTAAAGTTGACAGCTTTCCATTTAAAGTGTCTGCTTGTGCTGTTGCACCACCAAAAAAAGCTCCACCTTCATTAGTTAGATTTATCATTGCCTGATTTACAAGGTCAGCACCAATCTGGCCTTTTCTCATAGCAGATTCAAATTCCTCACCTTGCAAACCTGTTATTCGTTTAAGTTCTGTTGTTATATCAACTCCTCTCTCCAATAATTGTAGATTTTCTTCTTGTTGTAATTTTCCTTTGGCTCTTATTTGTCCAAAGGCTGTTGCAATTCCTGACAAGTCCGCACCAGTAGCACCAGCAATATTTGACAATCTTTTTACACTGTCAGTTAATTCATCAGTAGTAAATCCAAAAGCCTTTAGTCTTTTTGATTGTTCTATTAATTCACTACTTGTAAATGGTGTAACAGCACCAAAATCTTGTAATTCTTTTATTATCTGGTTTGTTTTAGAAAGAGAACCAGTAAGAACTTCTAAGCTTTTCCTTTGCGTTTCTATTTCAGCAGCGTTAACAAAGACAAATCTAACCGCAGCAATTGCAGCCAAAGCTTTTAGTAATGGGCCTAATGATTTATTAAGAGTTGCAAAACCTCCACTAGCCGATTTTGCTGCTTTTCCTGATTCTCTTATTGATCTGTTTGATTTATTTAATCTATCTTTTAATGTATTTGTATTTTTGCTTAGATTTTTCGTAGCATCATTAACTCTTTTTAAAGGATTGATGGCATTTTGTGCATCAACTATTAATCTGACTGTTGATTGTGCCACAAATACAAATAACCTTTATTATATATTACCTTGATTTGGCCTTTTGTCGTTGTGCTGCTCTTTTTTCTTCTTCATACTTGTTTTCATAATATGCAACCCAATATATCAATTCTTCCTCAGAAATAGAAGTTCTCAGTTCATTTATTGTTTTACCTAGTTCTGTTGCGAGAAAAAACTCAAAATTAAGCCAACTATCTCGCCTTAATCGTTTTTTGCTGAATCTACATCAAGTTTTATATCAAACAAAAATAACTCTATTTCAT